TTACCTGTAATATTTCCTGTTACATTACCTTCTAAATTAGCAACTAAACTAGCTACAGCATATCCTGTTCCACTTGTGTTTACTGTTGTAGTAGGTTCATCTTCTAATCCTTTAAACAATCTGTATTTACCTGTTAGAGCTTCTCTAAACAGTCCTGAGTATAGTGTAGTACCTGAAGGAGTATATTTGCCATAAAAACCTATGTCAACTGCGTCTGTAGAGGTGTTGTTGTTTGCCAATACAATTAATGGGTCTTTTACCGTTAATGTATCTGTTCCTACTGTTGTAGTGCTTCCTTCAACTACTAAGTTTCCAATGACTGTTAGATTGCTACCTATTTTAGCATCTCCAAAGACGTGAAGATTTAATCCTGATTCTGGTGTTACCCCTATTCCTACTTGTGTTGTAGATACAAACATAGGTGAGTTATTACCAAAACCATCAGTTAATTGTTTAGCTGAAGTTGTTATGTTTCCATTATCAGAGAACTTTACAAGCGACTGATAAGTATCTTTTATTTTATTTCCTGAAAGTGTAGCCATTATTCAAAACAAGTTGGTTGTGAATCAATATGTAAAGTACTCTCGTTTGCTGTATCACCCCATTCAGTGCTACAGTATATCTTTGCCCAGTCTATTGTGTTTGCCATCTTTGTTTAATTTTTGTAAGAAAGTATCTAGCTTAACTACATTGCTTTCTTTTGGTTTATATGTTTTTATCTTTTTATCTCTCATTAAAGTACCCAAGAATTAAAATTAACATCTTTATCAGGGTACATCTCTCCGTTTGTAGAAGAAACGTATTCTGGGTATAAAGTGCTATTATAATCCATGTAGTCAACAAATCTTCTAGTATAGAACTCTGCTGTTTCAGTAACTTTTGCTAACATCATTCTCATTTCTTCTAAAGAAATAGTTTCTGAGTTTTCACTTCTATGTTTAAATACACCTCCATTGCTAATTTGATACATAGCAAAAGGTAAATAAGAACTTTGTGTAAACCAAGTAAGCATAGGTTTTACATAATCGTCTAATAATAACTTGTAATCAGCATTACCAGAATCACCTATAGTTCCATTTAATACTAAGGTTTGTAATTTATTATAAAGTAATCCTCCTAAATAGTTTTGAATGTGTGTATCTTGAGCTACTTCAATAAACTGTATAAGTTTATCAGCATCTACATTACCATCTATTATAGATTTTCTTTTTAAGTCGTTTATTGTTATAAAGAGTGCTTTCTGTGCCATAATTATTTAGTTTTTGGGTAAGCACCTCTGTTTGGCATATCTACTGGTCTAACTTCGACTTCTTTAGGGTTTTTAGGCTCCTTAAATCCATCTTTTACAGCATCTGAAGCTTCAACTTCGGCATTTGGTGTTACTTTCTTTTTATATACTCTTCTTTCCCAGAAATGGTGACAGTTTTTTCCTCCTTTATACTTAAATAAGTTGTATCTTTTCTTATTATGTCCTAATTCACTGTTTAAACCTCTAAAAGACATAAGAGTAATGTCTTCTTTTCTAAATACTAGATTTTTTGTCGTAAGTGCTTCTAGTTTTTTACAAAATACTCTGCTATTTTCTGAATTTCTTACTGGACCATAAGAATATCTTATTTTATATCCAGAATTGTCTTGACTTGACCTTTTATCAGGATTAGCATCGTCTTCTGTAACGCTTAATTTAGTTAAATCAAACTCTTCATTGTCATCTTTTACTGCTTCACTATGTACAAGCTCCCATTCATCAGAAACAACCTCTCCTAATACTTCTAATTGAGTGTATAAGTCTTCTGCACCTTCATCTGATAAATCTAATTCTTCTTGTGAGCTTAATTTCTCTCCTGTTTCTTCTTCTCTCTTAACCTTAGTAGAAATGTTATCTAATTCTGTAAATTCTATTGGTTGTAGAGTTACAAAGTATAAGCTTAAATATATTTTGTTAAATGCAAGTATTTCATCTAAACCATCTATAATATTTTGTTGGAATGGTCTAATTACTATGTTATCCATAAGGATAGAAGCAGTTCTAAGTTCTTCTGCATTGTTTCCAAACCCTGTATTGTCTTTTATACCTAATAATATAGGAGAAACAATACCATGACCAAGCATTATCTTTTCTCTACTTTCGTCAGCCAAGAACTGATACTGTGCATGAGCATCTGGTAAGTGAATAGGTTGTAAATCTGCTTGAGTTTCTGTAGACTCATTAAAAGTAAGTATGAATTTACCTGCATTTGAAGAGCCACTAAACTTATCATATATTTTGTGTTCAATAAGCTCTTGAGTTTCTTCGTTAGGTACTCCATTGTTAAAGTTTATTAATAAAGAAGGTTGTAATCCATTCTTTATGTTGTTTATATGGTAATTGCTCACTTCTTCTTCTAATTCTGCATATTGTAAGCAAGATTGATAATCTACTGGAGAATAATAGTAGAATCCTGACCTATATGGCTTAAATACATATATTTCTATAACTTCTCTTTTAGAGCCATTACCAAAAGAAGGTATTCTTTTAGGTTTGTCACTAGGTTTCATATCACACCACTTAGGATGGTAGTAATAAGCCTGTATTTGACCATTTTTAGCTTTTTCTGCTCTAAGAGTTTCCATAGGAAAGTGTAACACCTTCACAATGGCTGTTTTCTGCTTGTTATAGACCACTTGAACAGCAGCTTGACCTAACATCTTATAATCATTGACAACACGTCTTAAATCCTTTTGTTTTAAGAGCATTTTCATTTTAGCATACATCTCAGGCTTTATTTCACTGTCTGTAGCTTCTAGTCCTCTACCATAAATCATATCTACAATACCATTTATACATCTAGCATTTGTAGGACTTCCTAAGTACTTATCTATAAGTTCATCAAAGTAGTCGTTATTCTCTCCGTACTGAACCCATTGTTTTCCGTAGACTTCTTTTATTTCTGGTATCTCATAACCAGATAAATTGACTACTCTAATATTTTTGTTTTCCATATTATATTACTATATATTCGTCTTCAGTACCTGCTCCATATTGAGTGTACTTGTTTTCGTTTAATGTGTGTATTACTTCATCGTTTGTTTGAGAAGTAACATAAGCTTTATCTCTATACCATAATTCTCCACCTTTACTAAACTGTAAATAATAAGCAGATTCAGCTTTCAATATTGTAGAAGCTAATGATACAGAAACAAAGTTACCATTATCAGAAGCCGTAAGGTCTGTTAATGTTTCGCTTTTGTTAGTTCCATCTTCTGTTATAGTAAGATTGATACTTGACAAAGACGTTTTATCTCTAGGGATTATGTTAATCGTTTGAGAATCTGTATTTGGAAGTAATCTTATCATAATAAGATAACTGAAAAGTATTGATTTTGTTTTATATAGAAAAAGCCCTAATTAAAGGGCTTTATATCTATTATGTTTAAGAGTGTACTATGTTTAAGAGTTTACAACAGTAAATCCAACAGTAGTAGGGTCAGACTCCAAAAAGTTAGCTGGAGCTTTTTCCATTCCTGTTAAAGTTAAAGTATATCCACTTAAATCTCCCATAGCACCACCTGTAACAACAGTTCCACCTGAAACATCCATTCCATGCTCTATACCAGCTAAGAAATAATTTCCATTGTTATCTTTAATGATAACGTGAGGTCTTCCCCAAGAAAGTAATTTTAATTCTTTGTGGTCAGCAATAGATAGTTTGTGTAAAGTAAGTTCTAACACTTGCTCGAAAGCAGTTGTTCCATTTTCTCTACTAGACTGAATGTTTTGTGTGAAAGATGAAGCTCCTTTGATGTCATATTCGTATGCAGATGGAGTTCCAGTAATTGACTCTATCGCATCATCGTTAGTTGTATCAAATGTAATGTTTGAATATAACGAACTGTCATAATTTACAAAGTAAACTTTATCTAACCCACCAACACTGTCTTTACAAGGTTCTGTTCTATATAGTGATAAATTACAAGACATATTATTAGTTTTTAAAAGTTAGTATTAAAAGGGTGAGTGGTTAAACCCACCCTTTATTTATTATTATTAAGCGTTTACTCTGTATACGATATCTCCTCCGATTCCGTATTGAACTCCACTTGTAAACCTCATGATTACTCTTACATTTTGAGAACCATCTAGGTCAGACATATCAATAACTTTTACTTCGTTGTGGTCAGATAAAAGACCTGTACCAAAGTATAAGTTAGATTTTTCAGCAGCAACAGCAGTGTCATCAGCAAGTCCATTAGCAACAAATAGTTTTACACCATCGAAGCTTAATGAACCATTGTTCCACCATTGAGTTCCTTGAGCATTTACACCGTTTGCACCTAATCCAGAAGCACCAAATCCTCCTAAAGCTCTTACATAAGCTCTAGCGATGTTTTGAGATACATAGATGTACATATCTTCTTGTCCGTATAGAGAAGAAGGAATTGCATCTACGATAGAACCTAATTCAGAAACTACGTTAGAAGCAGTAATTGCAGAACCAGTTACATCAATAACATCAGAATCAGCAGCTAATAAAGTAGAGAATCCATCAAATTCACCAGCGTTAGCGTTAACACCTTGCCAGATATTTTGCTCAGTTTTTTCAGCAACTTTAGCAGCAACGTGGCTTATTAAGAAATCACTGAATTTTGGAGGTAATTTGTCAAATGTAGAATATCCCATTTGTACAGCTTCCCAGTCAGAACGGAAGTCTTTTTTACATAGTTCAACATTAACTTGGAACTCTTCTGGTTGAAGGATTCTTTCAGTTAATGTAACTGTGCCTGTGTCAGCAAAGTCACAAGAAGCGTTAGCAATAAGTCCACTTGTAGAGACTTTCTTGATTACTTCTTTAAACTTTACATTAGGTTTTACTGAAATTCCACCATTTTCTATAGTAGAACCAGATAATAATGCAGCAGAAATATACTTTCCAGCAAATTCTCCAGCATAAGTACTTGTAATTGAAGTTGTAGTAGCCATTTTTTATTATTTTAGTTTTTGGTTTATTATGATATTTTGTTTAACACTCTATCCATTATTGTCTGAGGTCTACTTTGACCATATAAATGAACATTGTTTTTTTCTACGTTAGACTCAGGAGAGTGAGCAATAGGCTCTACTTCTGATTCTTGTGAAGATAATTCCACTTCACTTTCTTCTGATACTTCTTCAGAACTCAATTCTTCAGGAACTTCAGGTGATTTCTCATCACTCATTGATTCCATTAATTGGTCGTACATTGCTTTTACTTCAGCAATAGCTTTAGAAAGTTCTTCTTTAGTAGCGTATAAATCTTCTTTCTCAATTTCCTCTACAGGAATTTCATCAGAAACTTCATCCTTTACTTCTTCGATAACTTCTTCAGCTAATTGTACATCTTCTTGTACTTCTATCTCTTCGACTTTTTCTTCAGTCTCAGATAGTAAGATTTTCTTAAATTTGTCTACGATGTCGGTAGCTTTCATATATTATTGATTTAAATTAATAGTATAACTTGATAACTTCAAGCCTTTCTTTCTGTTGTATTTTTATGCTTTCTTTTGTATTACAAACCACTCAACACCATCCGACCATACTTGTATACCTTCATAAGTTATGTTTATGACATAAGCATCTGTAGAGCCGTCTAAAGTATCGGAACCTGTAGGAGTTAAGTTTACTCTTGTTGAAACTGCGAATCCTCCATTAGAAATAAATCTCATTAATCTATTTGTATTGTCTGCTGCTGGAGGTAAATTTAATGTTGCATTACCTGCTCCACCAGACCAAGTTAATCTAATAAGCATAGATTTATGATAAGTTGAATCTGATAAGTTAACAGTAGAACCGTCACTCATAGTAAGATTAGTAGGAATTAAATAATTCTCTAATTGATATACTTCAGCTTTTTTAGTTTCGCTTCCTTCTACTACAGCAAGTAAATCATCTTCTTGTATAGTTGTTATTGCATTTAATTGTGATATTTTTTTTGCCATTTTTTATACTTTTATATTATTACCGTTTTCTTGTTGTAAATAAGCTCCTGATTCAGTAAGCAATAAATCTTCTCCATACAAAGAACCTACTCCTTGAGCCTGTAAAGAACCATCACAACATTTTCTTGAGTAAGTTCCGTCTTTACACAAACAACCTCTTCTTGAAGAACGAGGACTTGTTCTACTTGGTGTCTTTTTATATTTTCTTCTCATTATTTCTTTTTAACACAATTAGGCCTTCTTTTACCGTCTATCATTTGCCATCCTTTTTGTTCATAGCCATCCCAACAAGGACTCTTGGTAGTAGCTCCTGCTTCTACTGAATGCGATTCACAAGGCATATACCACATCTTTCCTTCATACTCATGTTCGTGTATTAATTCACATCCAATATCTTTAGCCATTTCTAATGCTTTCTCTTCAGAAGAGTATGCTAATCTATCGTCTATAATAGCATAGTCGTCATTAATAACTTCAGAGTATAAAGTAGTAACTGAATTGTTTACTTTCTTATCTATCCTTTTAAGTTTAGATATAGCCCAGTTAATACCAGCAGAACCTCCCCAAGCATCCCACATTATTCCTCCACATCCTTCTGTGTAAGGCACATCTTTATTCTGTTGATGTCTTTTAAATGAAGCCATTCTAGCAATCGTGGACCTTGTGATTTTTTGTTTATTAGCTAACTGTGAAGCTCTTCTCCAACCTACGGAAGTTCCACAAGAACTACCATTTTCTTCTTTGTACTTTAAAGCTCTCTTTGCATTGTTTACTGCACCTTGTGGATAATCATTATAAGATTCTAATTCTACTTCTTGTGAATCTAAGAACGCTTCTTCCATTTCATATAACTTAGACAAAGCTTCCATTTCATCAAAGTCTTCTTCTACACTTTCTCTTGGTCTATCATCTAATTTATCAGCAAAGAAACCTTCTATAGAGAATCCTTTTACTTTACCTTCTTTTACAAAGTCATTCCATATTTCATCATTGTTTACCTTTACAGAAACCATCCAAGTTCCTATTGGTAAATCAAAACCATACTTTTTTGACTTGTCTTTTTTCTTGTCTTCTATAATCCAAGATTCTACAACAGACAACCCATTGAGTTTAACGTCATGTTCTAAAGTTGAGTTATTTTGTTTGCCTCT